CAAAAACTGCAAAGGACTACGAAACCCTCCAGCTCCACGCTTTGAAAGACTGCCAAGAAGCGGAACACCCTGAGCAGCAGCCTCTTGGATATCGTAAGGTTCTGGAGCTATTGTCTGGCGAAGAAGTTCGCTTCCAACGCCAGCAATCATTTCTCCACCAACCGTTTGACCACCTGGAATTTGAGAAAGCCCAATTCCAGCGGCCAAACCAGCAGCCATTCCAAGTCCTCGTCGAGCTTGATTGAAACGATATTCATTTAGCAGCTTCTGCTCCTGAGGAGTGAATTCGATTGGAACCTCAGGATTGCCTCCGCTTGCCTCAAAAGCCTGAAACTTCTTGGCGCTCTCACGACCAAGCCTTAGATCAGCCTGCTCAACCAAAAGGCTTCTTGGCCTAAACGTGTCACGACCAACAAGTGGAGCTTGTGCGGCAGCTTGATTGACAGCCTCCATAGAACCCATTGGAGCTTCGATTGGAGTAAACCCAGCAAATGGGTCTGATTCATTAGTTATGGGTTCGCTCGGAGTAAACCCAGCAAAAGCATCCTCTTGTGCGACTGGTTGCGGCTGTTGCTGATTTTGAGCGGGTTCACTAAAAGTAACATCAGCAGCGCTCAACGGCTGACCGGCATCCATCTGACCTTGTTGGCCATCGCCCTGCAAAACGTATTCGTCCATAAAATTATTTTAGATTCCCCTTAACGCCCTTGATAATTACAAAGTCACCAGTTTTCTTTCCTTTTGCCCTAGCTTCAGCCGTTGATTCAAATGATATTTCTGACAGCGAATTCGTGCCAGACATCGCTGGAGAGTTTGTCGAACTCATCGCCTGAGTAGCAGGAGCCGTAATCATCGCGCTTCTCGAAGGCATTTGAGATGTTCCAGCAGGAATGTCTTTTCCGTATTTTCTGTAAATGCTGTTTACCCTGTTCATGCCCTCATTAACACGGGTATCAAGCTCTTCTTTTTTGATCGAAATTTGCTCAACAAATCTTGGAAGATCGGTTCCAAATAACCTGCCAGTTGCAAGCCCTTTGACTGGGTTCAACTGGAATTCAAGGAACTGTCCAAGACGTTTCGACTCTTCGACACCAACGGCATCTTTGCCTTCTGCGCTGTTTAGAATTTTAAGGATGTTTTGTGCGGAAGCTCGTTTTACATATTCATCAATTGAAGGATCATCGAGAACCCCAATCTCATATCCAATTGCGTCGGAAATGCCCTGTTTGTTGGCAATGTCATCGGCGGCTTTTTTGACAAGCCTGTCATCTACTGCGTTGAGCTTGATTTCTCCATTCTTTGCAGGTTGAAGAATTTTTTGAACATAAGCGTCAGTTCGCTTTCCAAGCTGCTCTACTCTAATTTTTTCAAGAGCAAGTTTTTCCAGTTGAAGTCCTTTGGCAAAATCAAATTTTTCACGATTAAGAGATGAAGACTCCTCTGCGAGAGCCTTTTTATAATTTAATGTTGCCTGTTCAATTGCATTTTTATCTGCATTTTCTTTTATCAACCTATCAAGATTGTTTTTTGCAATATCTACTTTCTGTTGATCAATTCCAAGCTTTGTAGCTGTGGATGATTTTTTAAATACAAGCTCCTCTTCGTCAAGTTTAACCCTTGCTTCCTTAAAAGACTTCTCAACAGCAAGTCTTGCTTTTGCAATATCAGCATCACTTGCGTTATTCGCAATTAACGCATTTAGCCTGTCCCTAGAAAGATCAAGATTTGTGAGAATGGAAGTTGTCTGGGCCGTTGTTTTCGCAATGTTAGCCTTCCTCTGCTCTTCAGCGCGTTGATTTAAGAGCGGAACGTCAACATCAAGCTTTCCGTTGGCGTCTCTTTTGATTGCTCCCAACTTAATTGCCTCGTTGAGTGTCGATGCAGCTATTGCGTCAGCTTGCGCTTCGGCGCGACTGGTTGCCTTTAGCAGCTTTGCCCGAGCAGAATACTTCTCAAGATTGTTGAGCATCTTGTCTGCCTCAAGCCTGTACGTTTTAGACTTGAATGCCGGAACAACCGGGAATACTGCATCTTCCTTAGGGTTGTTCAGATAATCCGAAACCTGTTTACTAAGAGTCGAAAACGTGTTGTACTCGTCAACCTGCGCTTTCCGTTCGCCAATTGATTCAGCAAGCGCGTCTTCGCGAATCTTGTTCTGAAGCTCCAAACCCTGCCGCTGAAGTACAGACTCCGCAGTCTGCATCTGCAACTGCTCCATCATCCGCTGCTGCGTCTGCGCGCGGTCGAACAGCGATGCACCTAGCTGAAATGCTTGAAGAGATTGGTCGGCCATAAAATTTAACCCCAGTTAGAAGGATCGTTTGGTCCGCCGATGTTTGTCGGAGGCAAAGAATAAATCTCAGAATCGTTCTGAGGATTGTACGATGGTGGTCGATACGCTCCCGGTTGCTGCTGCATCAATCCTTGATACATCCCATATTGAGACAGAGCGCCTCCGGCAATCCCTCCAAAGTTAGTGAACGCGGTTCCAACCGATTGCTGGAACGGCGACGGAGCGGCAGCAACCTGAGCGGCAGTCAAATCGCGTCCGTACTGAGCCGACTGCTGCTGCTGAATCGCACCGATCCGCTGAGCAGGCGTAATGAACATGCTGCTCACTGAGAACGGTTGCGCCATTCCAAACGTCCGCTGCTGCTGGATGAAGTTCTGAGCTTGAGCAAGACCCTGATTCTGGAGCTGCATCCCAGTCAACCCCAAGTCGCGAGCGGTTAGCGCACGTCCAAATCCAGATCCGCCGCCAAATCCTCCAGACAAAGCTCGTCCAGCGGTAGAGCGTTGAACCTGAGCAGAAACCTCAGGGGAAATCTCACCTCGCAAGGCCGACCCAATGTTCTTGCCAGCCTGTTGAATCAACTGGTCATAGCCAGGAATCGCGCGACGAAGCTGCGCCTCAAGCTGAGACTGCTCAGCGGCGGTCGTCTTGGTGGCCAACTCGGTTGCAGGCTCAAGCGACGCGATGTTTTGCTGAATCGCCTGCCGCTGCTCTCCCGCAAAATCAATCGGCTTTAGCTCAGGCACCTTGGGCTTCTTGCCGCCAAAAAGTCCGCCGAGCAGGCTTCCCGCTGCCGAGATTCCTGCTCCACCCAAAATTGCCGCTCCAAGTCCTATTGGCATAAATTATTCTTTTTGGTTCAGAACCATTGCGAGAATCCACCGCCATTCAATCCTACACCGACCATGCGTATCGTCGCGACAGCGTCGCCCAGATACTGCATCGTCTGCTCCTGCACAGCTTGAACCGCTTTGGCTTCGTAGGCCACTGCTTCCTGAATCAAATCGTTCTCTTCCTTTCGAATGGCCATGACCATCAGCTTGATGGCATCAGCGCACGGAGGAATAAGGTAGTCATTGACGCTCGTCGCGTTGATGTGGCGCATCTTCGCCATCACAGTTACCGGCTTGTCCTCATCATTTTTGCAACGGTCAGCGAGGTAACTGCGACGATACTGCGGCAAAGTTTCATCAGGGTCGTAAACTGCCAGATCCGTTTCCAGAGCGGTCGTCGCATCGTACTCGTACAAGCGGCTGACCGTGTTCGTGGCCCCACGAATGACGCCGGTCAGTTCGATAAATTTCTTGGTAGACTGAACGTACGGCAAAGCGAGCGTCAGCTTTTCTCCGTCAATCCATGCGCCACTGGATTGCGTTCGAATCCACTGACCGTTCTGATCAACACCTTGCAGCGTGATGGTTTTGCCGACATCCGAAGCGTCGCCAGGGTAGACTCGAAGATAGCTGTTAGTACCGCCAGACATGTCGCGGTAAGAAACCACAGTACCACGATCAATAAGCTGCTTCCCAACGCACACTTGATTGCCATTGAGAAGTCCATATCCGGTTTCCTGAAACTCGAACCATTGATTGCGAACTGTTCCGACTCCGCAGCAGTCAGCTACAGCCTCGATGGTTTCGATCTGTCGCGGCCAAGTGATGCAGCCACCTACGGTGTGAATCGTGAAGCGTCCGTACGCTCCAGCCCACAACCCTTTGTGTAGAAGCCTTCGACACGCCTGATTGATGTAATCATAAACGCGCTGATCATCGACACATGTGCCGATGACCCGAGCGATTGTGGAGCGAATGTCCTGAACGATTAGCTTCATTTGGTGTAGTAGACTCGGGCAGTTCGCTTGATGAAGTAAACACCGTAGAACGGCGGCAGGTTGTTGTGGCCAACAGCATTCTGGCTGTCATTACCAGTCTTGTCGGAAGTGGTCGTTCCGATGTCGCCGGTCGTGATGCTCGGTCCAGCGCCACCGCCACCGCTTCCAGCAGCACCTTGAAGAATCTGCGTCGGGTACGACCCAAGTCCGCTCCACGACTTGTTGACGAGGTAGTAATCGTCGTTTGCCGGTGCAATCAGTTGAGCGACACCGTGAGTGTGTTCGTTGAATGCAGTTTCGGGAACTGTCAGCGTGTGCTTGTCCTCGCCAACAACGGAAGTTGTGGTGGTAGTTCCCTGAACCGAAACAGCTCCGCTTGCCGCAAAAGAACCAACGCCAACCGGAAAACGAGCCTCAAACAACGTGTCAATCATCCACATCGGACCAGTAACGTCCGTGGCGGTTGCAGTACCGTCGCCACCGTCGTACGAAAGAAGATCGGTCGGTGTTCCTACAAAGATGCGACGATCAAATCCGTTTGGAGCAACAGGATTCTTGCTTGTCCACCGTCCCTGATTGAAAACCCACCAATTCCCATCCTCATCCAGCCACGGATAAATCTGATTGTTCAACGCAGGAACAGTAGGGCCAAAGTTGAAGAACGAGTTTCCAATCGCGCTGTTAAACGTAGCTTGCGTGCCGCCGATGATATCGTTGGCCAACTGTTGGTAGTTGGACGGACAATAATTGTACGGAAGGCTTGGAGCTGTGAGCGTGATGAGCGTTAGATTTGCCATACTATTCCGATGAGTAGAGAAGTGGATTTATGTCGCAACCTTCAAGAATCTTGCACCCTTGGAACGTCCTGCACTCGCCAACGGCAGATTCCTGAACGTCGTAAGCGTGAACTCGAATGCTCTTGATGCGGCAGTAACCGGAAATCGAAATGTTGAGCTGAACCTCGTAAAGATTTCTGGTCGGAGTGCTGATCGTGGAATTACACGGGATATCCGTAGGAGTCGGCAACCGCATCTTCGGCCTGTACTGAGGCTGAAAGTTGCTTATCGGACAAAGGTTATCACACTGCGTCGTAATCGCGCACTCACTCCATTCCGCCCACTCAAGCCAGCTAGGGTATTGGTCAGGGCGATACTCCACGTTGAATCCGACGTTGCCATCTAGCGAGTCGATGAAAATGTCGCCCGAATCGAGCTTCTTCAATCCGAACGGAAGCTCGAAATTGTAGGCGCGAGTCTGAACCAACCATTGAATCTCCTTCTTTGGATCGGATAGATTCGAATCGAACTTGCTGGTCTTGCTGACCTCCCAAATCTGGATTGTGTTGTCCGATCCGCGAGCGATTGCGAAACAAGCGTCTCCGTAAGCGTTCTCGGTCTTGAGAATCTGCAACACATCCAATCCGGTCCAGATTCCAGCCCAAGCAGGAGGAAATTTTTTTCTCAGCGAGGTAATCAGATCGAAATCAAGAACCATCAACGCCTTGTGGATAACTCCGTCAGCCCTGTAACGAGGCTGTCCAGTCATCAGCAGACGATTGTCAAACACAACCGCAGAACTGGCCCACAGCAAATTCGTCTGATCGTTCTCTGCGATGTTTAGGATTTCGTTGCTGATGGGTGTATTCCCCCAATCGTTGAACGAACGACGAGCGATGATAAACGAGCGAACTCCATCGACAGCTCGGTAAAAAACGTCTCCGTTAACCGTGATGGCAGACCTAGAGCCAAGCGCGCCACTGGTCAGCAAGCTAATAGCCTGAATCGGATAATTCAGGTTTTTCCAAGTATCACGATCTACTGGAGCTTGGATGCTGAAGACGTATCGCGGAGTGAAGACAAGAAGCGGCCCTTGCCCAAGCGACGTATCTGGATTGCCGGGGACGGCCATTGCCGTGATGCCTCCTGAATCCGACGGAACCGCGAAGTCTCCGCCCTCATTAAGGAAGGTGTTCTCGGTTTCCTTGAGAACACTGGCTCGCGTTCCATCCCCATAAACGATGTCAGTCGCTCGAAACGAAAACCCGTCAGGAAGCGCGTACCAGATGCGTCCATTGACGTAGGACATCATCTTGCCGCACTTGATTTCGTCGTCCGCAGCTCGGCGCAGATTCGTTCCGTTGAAAATCAATGGCCTGCTGAATCCATCTTGAATGACGACAAAGTTCTCCGCTTGAACCATCCATCCATCAAGCAGGTTGGAAGGATTCTCAAGATTCGGAGAAACCGTCAAATTCTGGGCGTTATTTTGAAGGCAGTCGTAAAGCCACACTTTACCACTGATCAGCATCAGAATGAACGTCTGACCGTTGTCTCCGATGTATGGAAGCGCGCACTGGAACGTGCCGGTCAAGCTCTGAGGACCGTAACAATTTTCCGACCATCCATCAGCCGTCACGTTGGTCTGATCTGCCGTAATCTCAGCATTGTCCGCTGTAATCGTGGTGCAGAGATTGTAATCCTTCTGAATGAAACCGGGACGAGGGGAAATGAAACTCTGCCGGAAGCTGGCGTTCACCGCAAACGCCACCTGATTCTTGTCCACCTCAGACGGCATGACACCGGCATCAATGCCACCTTCAAAGGTGACAGATCCGTCCGTGTACCTCCGTGGTGCGCGTTCGCTCATGGTTTAAGCCTGAATCCGCTGAATTGAAAACGAAGCTCCTTCTCGAACGTAATATGTATTTAGAGAACTAGTCGTAACTAAAACCTCATAGTAATCACCAATTGATGCCTGATCTATGTACTGAATAAAAAATGGTCCAACTAAACTCGTCGAGTTTGTTGACTGAATATTTGCAGGTCCAATATCGGTCGTTCCATTTTTTCTAATCTTAAAAGAAACCGTAGATGATGTTCCCGTATCTGCACTTAACATTAAGGCAACATCTATTCGGTAATAACTTGCAAGAGCTGCCGTAAACCGACCTGTAGCCGCAGTAAATCGTGATGCGGTATCAATTCCAGTCCAAGATCCAGACGGAAATTCTGTCAAACTAAACGGATTCTTAGTTAAACTCGGGCCGATTTGCGGCGCACCAGCACCCACAGTTCCGCTTACCCTCCGCGTAAAAGTTTCATAAACGAACGCCGCCGCAGCTCCCGTGGCAGCGATTGAAATAGTTCCAGCACCCGGCGTAATCGTGATGTTCGATCCTGCGGTCAGACTTGCCAGCGTGTATCCCGTTCCATTGCCAATGAGCAGTTGGCCATTGGTTGGAGTGGAGGACAGATTTGTTCCACCCTTCGCAATCGGAAGAACACCGCTGATGTCCGCTACAGGAACAGAGGCAACAGTCGAAACAGCACCAAATCCACCAGATCCTTGAGTTTTAAGATAACCAGCAGATAGGGAATCAAGAGCCGTGGCACTCGGAATCGAGGCGTCAGGAATTCGAACAATGTACGTCCCAGCGGACGATGCACCTCCAGCAGCGCCTGCCGGACCTTGAGGACCAACCGCTCCCGCAAGAGTGATGAGTGAACCAGCGGGGATGAGCGTGGTCGGAATAGCATTCGGGATGCTCAAGACTCCAGCAGCCGGATTCTGCAACGTCAATCGAAGCCCATCGACCGACGTAACCTGCATGTATCCAAGACCTTGAACCGAGACAAAGAACTGTCCGGCGACAGATTCTGGAAGGAAGTCAGACGCTGTAACGTACGCAAAAACGCTCGCGCCAAGAGCCGGGACAAAAAACGAGGCTGTCGTGTAAGTGAACGAATCGATTCCGTTCGCGCCATTCGTACCGTTGGCTCCCGCAGCCCCTTGAGGGCCGGGGATATTCACGACTACCGGCTCGGAGTCGCAAGGCTGGCAACAGCCGGATGAAGAAACAAGTTGCGACGGCATAATTTTCCTTTCGCAGAACCTCAAGTCCAGCGAGAACTATTGCAAGGCCAAACTATGGCAGAGCAAGCGTCTGAGCATCCACTTATTCAGCACAAGTATGGAATTCGTTCTCCGGTCAAGATTCCTGACCTTGAGCTAGAGCTTTACGCATTCCGAAACCGACTCCAGCCGAACGAGGGCGGCTTAGGCACTTTCGACCATTTTGTTAACGCCACCAAGATGCTCTGGCCCAAGATGAGCTGGAACCCGTGGCTGGAGGCTCAGGTCGAAAGTCTCTGCGAACATGACTACGTTGGCTGGGCGGGATGCGGCGCGAGCGGAAAGACTTTTGGGGCAACACTTTTCGCGACAGTCTGGTGGCTGTCTAACCCCGCAAAATCAACCGTCGTTCTTACGTCCACAACGGCGAAGATGATTCGCAAGCGTATGTGGGCCAATCTTCAGGATCTTGTTCGGAAATCGCGCGGATTTCCCGGCAACATGGTCGATTCGAAAATGGCGCTTCAGGCCATCAAAGGTGACGACCGTCATTCGATTTCAGCCATTGCCGTCGCCGAAGGCAACACATCGAAGGCAGTGGCCAACATCCAGGGTATTCACGCCGAGCGGGTGATGGTCATCATCGACGAAGCAACGGACACGCCCGAAGCAGCTTTCGAGGCTTGTACCAACCTTTCCAAGGGTTGCCGCGAGTTCAAGATGTTGGTCATCGGTAATCCGGCATCGAAGTACGACCCACACGGTCGATTCTGCACACCGGCAAAAGGTTGGCGCAGCGTAACGATTGAAGATCAGCATTGGCTGACCGAACGTGGCATGTGCCGACGATTCGACGGCATGAAGTCGCCCAACATCAGCGAAGGGCGAACGAAGTACCCATACCTTATAACGCATGATCAGGTGTTATCCGCTATGCGACATGAGGGTGAGCAAAGCCCTACGTTCTGGAAGTACACGCGCGGATTCTGGAGTCCTGACGGCATGGTCAAGACGGTGTTGTCCGAATCACTGATCGAGACGCACACACCTACAAGAAAGTTGACGTTTACCACAAATGTCCAAGTTGTTGCCGGTCTTGACCCTGGCTTTGGTGGCGACAGATGCGTTCTTCGCTTCGCCAAGGTTGGCACAGCAAACGACAAGGTGAGCATACTTTTTCAGGATATCGTCCAGATATCCCCAAACGCTCAGCTAACGGAGCCAGTTCACTACCAGATAGCCAACCGCGTCAAAGAGGAGTGCAGCAAGCGCGGCGTGTCGCCCGATAGGTTCGCTCTCGATTCAAGCGGTGAAGGTGGTGGTCTTGCGGACATTCTGACTCGCGAATGGGGTATTGTTCATCGCGTTGAGTTTGGCGGCTCTCCGTCAGCCATTCCGGTCAGCGATGAAGACAGTCGGCCATGCAATGAGGCTTACGACCGCAAAGTGACGGAACTTTGGTTCTCGATGCGTAAATGGGTTGTCGAGGAGCGAGTTGGTGGAATGGACATCGAGACGCTGCAAGAGTTCTGCGCGCGCATGTTCGACGATTCCAAGCGGAAGATATCCGTCGAATCGAAGACTGTGATGAAGCAGCGAACCGGCAAATCGCCTGACTTGGCCGACGCAGCTACAGTCTTGCTTGATCTAGTCCGCAAAACTGCTGTCCTCGAACCGCGAGCAACCAGAATGGATAAAGTCTGGGAAAAGCTCGTTCGGGATGCCGATTCAATCTATCACGACGAATCAATCGAAGAATGAGCAAGGTTACTGGATACAAGGTTCTCAACGAACACATGGTCATCCCCGGCGGATGGCATTACCGAGTTCCTGAGACTGGCATTGAAATCATGGGCGGATCATGGCCGCAGCTCCATGAGTTCGTTCGCAACCATTACACGGCGAACGCCATTGCCGTACCGAGCAACCTTGACACTTTAATCACCGAATATGCGTGTCGTAACGGTGCAGATTGCGCCTATAACGAGGTTGAAATTCCCAAGCCAGCAGGCCGAAAGTCACTCCAGATCGGAGATGTCATTCGATTCAGCATGAGTTTGCTTCATGGCCTGACTGTTGGCGGCGGAAAAGTCGATCAGGCGGAGGCAAATCGACGCGCCAGCATCTGCTCAGGCTGTCGATTCAATCGCAAACCACTTGGATGCACCGGATGCAACGCTCGCGTTCTAAAAGACGCCGTAAAAACCTTCTCGCAACACGGAAATACGCCGTATGATGAGCAGGTTCAGAGCTGTGAATTTTGTGGTTGCTTTATCAGAAGCATGGTGTGGTTTCCCATTGAAACACTCCATAAATTTACGGACGCTACAGAGAACGAAAACCTTCCGGCCCACTGCTGGAAAAAACGACCATGTACGGAAACCTAGTCCAACTGCCGCTTGAAACCATCAACGAAAACGGCAAAGCGCCTGAAACGCGCATAGCCGATGCGGCATCAGCTCGCGAAATTTTCCAGAAGCTGATCATGGCTGATCAGTTGCGGAACGTGACGCGCG